TATAAACATACAGCAGGTATCTCACCTAATTGATTAGGTTTAGTTTCTAATAATTGAGACTTACCTTTATTTGGTACAAACACATATGATACATCTAATGGTGTCCATATTCTAAAATATATACCATCAGAAGTAACTTCTTCCCTAACCTTTAAATAATCTAATACATAACGCCCACTAGTTGCTCTTGTATAATGCCAGTCCATAACATTATCAGGTGTTACCATAGTTAAATAAGGTCTTATATCCTGACCTAATTCATCTGCTCTAGTCTGTGCGTTGCTCTCAGGCTTATCGACAAAGATCCATACATTGCCATATACACCACTATAAGTCTGAGCGTTCTTCATAAACGCATTAAAGTTCTGACCATCTAAGTCTGTATCAGCTAAAAATGATTCTAAACTTGGCTCGTTAGCCAATGCTCCATACTCTCTTGTTGGTGCTACTCTAAATAAGAAACTAGAATATATACTTATGATATTACGACAATGATTGTCTAAAGGCGTATAATTTACTCTATTTAAATATTCTAAATCTAACTCTAATGCGTATTCGTGTAGAAAACTACCTGATCGGTATTCTTCACCACCTAAATATGATCTTAAATAAAATGACCATCTGCCACTCATTAAATCGTAATTGTCGTGTCTAGCTTCCATAAAATCTCTGTTATGTACTAAAGATTCCATTGAACTTGTATTGTTTATATATTGTACCATTATTTAACGCTCCACCTTGCAGGTAATTCTTTGTTATAATTTTTTCTAATAGGAAATAGGTAGTCAACTGCGTAACCAATAGCATCATTCATATGATCAAAACCGCTATCTTTATCAGGTTGCGTTGTACCCTCCTTGTATAAGTGTCTTTCCAAGCCTCTGATTATGTTCTTACATTTAGGGTTTATAAACATAAATTTTTGCTCGTTTGTATTTTTTAACCTCGAATTGACAGCGTTTATCCTGTCTCTTATTTGAGGGTGTGCGTTCTTAACTCTTACAGTTAATCCAGCGTTTTGTAATATTGTTAAATCAGTTCTACCACCTGCTGACGTCTTGCGTTGTTTACAAGCAGGATCAGGATATACAATAATAGATCTTTCAGGATATCTTGATTGTATTTCTTTAACTAATTCTTCAGTGTTTGATGAATATATAACTATCTCATCTATAAAATTTATAACATTATTTTCTATTTGAAATACTGCGGCACTCATAGGATCAATGTTAAAATCCATACCTATATGCAATGTAGTGTTGTTGTCTTTTACTACCTTAACATTCTGCTCTCGTTCAAAGTTGTAATAAATAGCACCTGAATATGTTTCAAAGGTTGCTAAGTATTCTTGTCTAAATGTTCTTTCATCTAAATCATTCTTTGCGGCTTCTACTTCGTCATTGTCTACTTGTCCGCCATCTAATGTCGTAAATTGAAAACTTTCCCACCCTTTATCTACTCCACCTTTACAATATAAATCGTAAGCCCAGTTGCCATAACCTCTCGGTGTACCAGTAAACATTGCACCACCTTTAGATGTACTTAATGTAGCTCTTAATACCTCAAACCAAGCCTCGCTAGATATATCAGCAAACTCATCCATAACTAAATAATCTAATCCTACGCCACGCAAACTGTCATAAGATCGGTCTGCACCTCGTAATGCTATGACTGAGCCATTAACCAATGTAATTGATAAATCGCTTTCATTAGTCTTTTTAATCCATTTTAAATCTTTTAGGCGTTCTTTTAAACCTGACCAACATACTTGTTTAGCTTGTCTATAACTAGGACACACAAACCACACCTTTTTATTAGGCAATGAAGCGTTTTTAATTAGCTCTCGTATTGCTAAGTGTGTCTTACCAAACCTACGCCCTGTAACTAATACTTTAAATCTAGCTTTTGACTGTACTACTTGTTTCTGTGGACTTGTTAAGGGCATTTATTTTTATTGTTATATTAACTTTGCGACCTGCATAATTACTATTAAATATATATTCTTTTTCCTCAGTATCTTTTAAAGTATTGATGCTTTGACTAAGAAATTTATTTATATCTGTATTATCTGTCATATTGTCATTCAAATAGTGTTTACTTGGCAACCCCAAGCGTGTACATAATAATTATTATGTTTAGTAACTTTTCCAGTCATTTTTCCGCTATAATCATAAGTGTTTACATATTGTATTATTTGTTTAGCTTTCAATCTTTCATATAAATCATTGCAAGTCAATCCGTTTGGAACTTGATAAGCTATCGTACCTGCATTTAAAAATAAGACTAATATATACTGCATTAATCGATAAATGGTAAAGGTTGATCGTTCATAGACTCACTCGGACTATCCATTTGACCTAACATATTTTTACCTAAGAATATTTGCATTGTAACATTGCCCTTTTCAGCAGACTGCCATTGTAGCTGTCTAAGACGCATTTTTCCCTTTGATCTCCCTTTTGTCAGAAAAACCGAATAACTCTTCTCAATTAGGTCTGCACTACAGCCATAGAACTCGGCTATTTCTTTGTTGGTGCAATGATATGACGCTAATTTAGTGACTTCGTCTGTGTCAATTTTGTATTTTTTTGGTCTTGCCATTGTTTTTCCTCTTTAAAACTGTTTGTATCAGTACCTCTTTCGAGTAGTTTTGCTGTTTGTCCTGTAAAGTCTTCCCAGCGTTTTATAATTACATCACAATATTTAGGGTCTAATTCAAGACCGTAACAGTTGCGTTTTGTCTTTTCACTAGCAATAAGTGTACTGCCTGATCCTAAAAATAAATCTAGTACAATATCTTCTTGTTTACTGCTGTTTAAAATACCTTTTTCAATTAATTCTACAGGTTTTTGTGTAGGGTGAACATATTTTGATGTAGCACCTCTACTTAAAGACCAAATATCAGACTGTGATTTATTTCCATACCATTTGCCTTTACTGTAAAATATAAATTCGTGTTGAAATCTATAATCAGAATTACCTATTCCAATACTTTTTTTATCCCATACAATTAGATTATTAACTTTGATATTAGCTTGTTTTAAAGCATTAATAAATTCATCATAAGTTCTCCAAGTAAAACAGATATATAGAGATCCTTCATTTTTATTAGTTTTTTTTGCTATAGTAAATGCATCAGTAACCATTTTAATTAAATCGGCGTCCCTTTTTTCATCACCCTCTATTACTTTCCAACCTTTTACTAAAGCCCCTTTTGCAGTAGATCTACCACTACAAAAACTCATACCATAAGGTGGATCAGTAAAAACCATATCAGATTTTTTATTATCCATAAGTTTAGCAACATCAGCTTCACTAGTGGAATCTCCACATAATAATCTGTGATTACCTAACTGCCATAACTCGCCTAATTTCACTTTAGGCTTTACATCTTCAGGTACAGCGTCCTCATCTGTCAATCCGTCTTGCTCTACAAACAGTAATTTATCTAATTCTTTTTCTTCAAACCCTGTTAATGCAAGGTCTATATCCATTTTATCAATATCTTGCACCTCAATCTTTAACATATCATCGTCCCATAAGGCGTCTTGGTTGGCTCTATTATCTAATAAACGATATGCTTTAATCTGTGCGTCTGTAAGTCCTGTTGCTATTTGTACAGGAACTTTATCTAACCCTAATTTCTGTGCGGCTTGATAGCGTGTGTGTCCTACAACTATCACCATTTCCTCATCAACAACTATTGGCTGTTGCCACCCAAACTCTTTAATGCTTGAAGCTACTTTATCAATAGCTTGTTTCTTACGAGGGTTATTGGCGTAAGGTATTAAGTCTTTAAGTTTAAGTTGTTTAATTTCCATATAACATAATCAGGGTTGTTTTTTTCTATCTCAGTATAGTGTGTAGCCATACTATTTACAATATCTTCTTCACCCTTACCATCTAGTTGTCTTAAATAAAATATTCCGTGCATAATTTCGTGCTTTACAAGGTCAATAGCAATACTGCCACCTTGCTCAATAATGCTCTCATCTAAATAGATACGCATTGAACGAGAATGAAATGAACCTTGTTGTTCAGCACATTCTTCTGAAATTTGACTGGAAATTTGTATAAGTTGTATTCGATAATGTGATAATCTTATGAATTCAGGTAATTCAATAAGTTTAGGCATTTATTTATTCTTTTTCTTCTTTTTCTTTTTCATTGGTGGTCTACCTACTTTAGAACCATATGTTCCTGCACCTTTTGGCATAATAAATCCTTATCTGTTTGTGGTTTAAATACACGAATGGTATTATAGAAATTTATAACATTTATTGTTATATAAAGTCAACAACTTTGATCAAAAAACTTTTGAGCTTCGTCTACAGCTTCTCTAAATCGTTTTCCAAGATAAACTCGGTCTACTTGAAACATAGCGGCAGTTTCTTTTATCGTGTAATCTTCTACACAAATTCTATAAACCAATCCAAATGATTTATCACCTAACCAAGTATGTAAGCGTGATAGTTTATAGATAGCGTCTATTCGGTCAGTTGCCATATCATTCCAACCAGTAATATCACCTATTTTATTAAAATTAGATGTGTAACTACCTATGCGGCTTTTCTCCCATAATCTGCGTACTCTTAAAGCGGTGTGATACTGTTGTATATTTACCACTTTTTTTGATTGTAATATATCTAAGGAAGATTCAGACATATTAATCATAACAACCTGCCCTTGACCATTGGCTTTTTGCTCTTTAGAACCCATAAATTTAGGCTTAATATTTCTGCGATCTTCTTTCTTTAAATCTTCCATACACAAAGTGTACTGTATTCGTTCTTAATTTTCTATTAAATTTTCTTACCATTGCGTTTACTAAATTTAAGGTATTGTTTTCCATCAGAATATTCTATCTCCGCCCAAGTCTCAGCAACCATTTTAAAACCTTGCGGCACTCGATCAGGGTAAGTTTCTCTAAAGTATTCGTCTGAGGATTTTACAGGTAGCTTTACAACTGTGTCATCATCTTCCCATCTTTCTTGTGCAAGGTAAGTTGAAAAATGCGGAATAAACTCAGGACTAGATGCTTTATCGACAAGTTTGTTATATTTTTCAATAAGGGTGTCAGAGTCTATTTTATTCTTAATCTTATTGTATTTCTGAATAGCTACTTTCTTACTACCTCTCTTAGCTTTTAACTTACCCCATATATACATAAAATCATCTACATTCTTATCATTTATTCTTATTAGTTTATTCTGTTTGTTATCGGTTGGCGTATCGGTTGGCGTATCTTGATACTCGTCATAGTGGCACACAGTAAGGACATTTGGTGTATCGGCAGGTGTATCGTTTGGTGTATCGGTTAGAAGTGTGCCATTAGCTTTTAATTTATCTAAATAGCGTTGCACTTTGGCTCTATTCCAATTAAAGGCTTTAGCCATATAACTTATTGAACAGCATAACTGACCACGCTTTAATTTTATGGTCTGACCTTTTATATCAAAATCTCGTTCCTTAAAACTTGCTTCTAATAATATCCAAATAAACGCACCAATCTCACAAAGTGATCTATCTTTCTTTTGTAGTGATGGGTGGAATAGTATTGCCCTATTGATCTTTATATATCCTTGCATAAGTCTTAGCCCTTTCTTCGAGTTGTTTTATTACAACTTCATTATTAACTTTCTTACAAGGTGACATTATTACTAAATCTTTCGCATATGTAAAAGGATTAATATTAAATAATGCATAAAAACTTTGCTCCCCAATATCGGTCTGCATTTTATGGTATTGGTGAATAAAAGGTAATGTGTAATAATCACTCGGCTTCAAACCTGTACCGCCATCACTTAATATTCTTATATGACACGCTTGGCTTGGTTCTTGGTTAGATATGTAGCAAGGTAGTGATCTTATGTAGTTTAAATGTTTAACAGATCGAATGATATTTTTCATAAAAATAGTAGGGTAGCTAAAATGAAAGGGCGAATTCTCGGAGGTTAGCTACCCTGTAACCTTTATAAACTCCCAAAAAACAAAGTCAATATTAGGTGTTTACAAGATATCAATAATAGTTAATATATACCTATAAACAATAACAAAGGGCGAAACAATGACAACATTAACTAAACTAGAAAAAAACTTAATAGAAGAAGCTATCAAAGGTACTGATGGATCTAACTCTTTTTTATTTTGTACTGCTTTACAAATTGGAAATAAATTAGGTTGGACTGCTAACCAAACTAAAGGTGTATATGGATCATTAGAAAAGAAAAATATAATTTCAATGACTGATTGTATGCTTGAGGGTGGTATCGGTCAATCTGATGACAGAATAGCATATTGGTCTATGAATGTTCAAAGTGATGATGGAGAAAAATTTGAACCTTACAAAGACACAATAGAAAAAATGGAAAAATATCTAGCAGAAAGGGAGGTGGCGTAAGCCACCTTGAAAGGATTAATTATGTCAAAATACGATTTAGAAAAAACTTCTGCAATAGCAAATAAAGTTATTGCACTAATGCAAAATAATAACGAGGAATGGTTTAAACCTTTTACTGGTGATTCAAAATATGGATTAGGTGTATTTCCTAGAAATATAAAAG